TGCGCCGATGCGTCCTGGTCCCCCGAGCAGGTATCCGCCGCCTTCCTTCGTCATCACCCCGGCATCGAACTGATCGCCTGCACCCAGCAGCCATGAGCTACGCCATCCAATCCCTCACCGCTACCGGTTGGTCCTCCACCTTTCCCCTCCTCGATACACCCCTCAACCCCGACGCCAATGTCTTCCAACAGCAAGAGCAGGCAACACGTCTCGCTGCCGACCTTCATGACCTCTGGCCCGACGCGCTCTTCCGCGTCATCCGCGTTGACGACGACTGAGCCCACGCTTCCAACCTTCTCCCATCGCCCAAACCGTCATGCCCGCCGCACGCACCGCCAAGCCCGTCGCAGCTTCCTCAGCCGCCTCGCTGATGCCATCCTCTTCCTCTGGTCCTGCCTGCTCATCGCTGGAATCATCATCCTTGCCCTCACTTGAGGCCACACTGAATGAGTTGACGGAGCTGGCCCACAGTGAAAAGGCCCTTCAAGCGCGACGACAAGAACTCCTTGACGCGCTGGATCAACTGGTGGAAGCAGGTGAGGCAGAAGAGGCAATGGAATGGAACGACTGCGAAATCACCCGCCGTTGCCGCAAGTCCTACACCTACCCTGAGCGCATCCTTGATCAGCGCCAACAGCTCAAGGCCGCAGAGCAGCTCGCCGTTGCTTTAGGCGAGGTCGAAACGACGATCAAGCACTTCTGGGAGGTGCGTGGGGCATGACCAGCATCACTGAACACGTCCTGTTCAATAGCCTCAGCAATGGCACACACTTGCGCATCACCACACGTCAGGGCCTAGCCCCAGGCATCACCTTGGTGCGTTTCCTGAAGACCACGCCAAGGCGCAAGCTGCTTGATCAGATCGCTGAATGGGGGCCAGCCGGCTGGGCCTCCAATCGCTGGGTGCCGCGCCCGCCAGCCGTACCCGAGAACATTATCCGCCAGGTTGAGGCGCTGCTTTCGTGATGTCTTTACTTGATCTGGCTGCTGATGATGGCAACTGCCTTTCTGGCGATCGGCAATCATCCCTGGCTGGCGCTAATGGCCATGGTCATGGCCTTTGTCGTGAGGTGCTGCTGTGATTGAACTCTCCCCCGCCGCGCAGGCGGTGCTGGATGCGTTCCTTGGTGACGCAGAAAACACTGGTCTGCAAATAGATGACATGCGTGAAAACATCGCCGCCGCCCTGAGAGCTGCTGCCGATCAGGTGGTGCCGAAGCCAGACGACATCGACAAGGGATCGCTATCACTTGCCGCCATTCGCAATCGTTGCAAAGTGCGCGATCAACTACTCGCCATCGCCGCCGAGCTGGAGGGTGGCGATGACTGACACCCTGCTCACCATCACCCTCCTGCTCGCCCTAGGCGCAGCGGTTGAGCTGTGCATCAAGGTGACCTTCGTGCGCCTGCTGCCCTTGCTGCTGAGGTTGCCGTTTAGCCAGAAGGGCAACTTGTGATTACCTTCACCGTCGCCGGCATGGCACCGCAACCGCAGGGCAGCAAACGCCACGTAGGCAACGGTGTGATGGTCGAATCCTGCAAGAACCTCAAGCCCTGGCGTTACCTCGTCCAGCAGGCCGCCATTGCCGTCAATCACCCCACCATCACCGGCCCCGTCTCCCTCTCCTGCGTCTTCCTCTTCCCACGTCCCAAGTCGCACTACACCGCCAAAGGCACCCTCAAGCCCTCAGCGCCAACCTTTCACAGCGTCAAACCCGATGGCAGCAAATGCCTCCGCTCTACTGAAGATGCTTTGGTTGATGCTGGCCTCCTACAAGACGACGCACGCATCGCCATCTCCTCATTCACCAAGCGCTACACCGTCGCCGCAGAGCACCCCGGCGCCCTCATCACCATCATCCCCCTCGCGGCAACCTAACCACAACGCCACGACCATGGAACCATGGAGCATCGTCGCTAATCACCCCTTCGATGGGGATCCCTTCGGCCTGGTCATTGATCTGCCCGAGCTGACCATGGCCGATGCTGAGCACGTCGCCATCAACCTCCTCGGCTCCTTTCAGCTGACCGGCGCCTACGTTCCCTCTTCCCTGGCTCATCCCCTGCAGGGGCAGTACCTCTTCCTCTACCGCGTTGCGCCAGAGCGCATCAACCGCATGGCCACCGTTTGGGCTGAAAACTTGGATGATGCCGAGCTGCGTCTCAACATCCTCGCGGCTGACGGCATCCTCCTGATGCCCGCTTCCGGTTAAACTCCGGCCATGGCAAAGAAGAGCACCAACGTAGAAATTGACGAGCGGGTCAACGCTGTCTACGACCTGCTACTTCGTGCGCACAGCCGTACTCAAATCGTTCGCCACTGTTCGGAATCCTGGAACGTCGGAGAACGTCAGGCCGAGAATTACATCTCACGCGCACGCCAGTTGATGCAACTGGACGCCGAGCTAGAGCGCCCGCAATGGCTAGCTGCTGCCATTGCCCGCCTCGTTGAATACGAGCGCCGCGCCTCAGAAGCCAACCAGCTCAGCGTGGCCCTGAAAGCTTTGGAAGACCAGGCACGCCTGCTGCGCTTTGAGATGAGCTGATGCCCAGCCTGCTGGACGGCATCACCACTCACTCTGGCCTGCTTGACTTTCTCAACCCAGAGATTGACTCGTCAACGCCATCAGCGGCTGATGCCCTAGCCCGTGTCCGCGCCAGTCTCCTGCCCCATCAACTCGCCTTCTGCGATGACATCACCCACCGCAAGCTGGGCCTGGTCTGCGGCTTCGGTGCTGGCAAAACGCACGGCCTAGTCGCCAAGGCCGTCACCCTGGCCGCGCAGAACATCGGCTATGCCTCAGCCCTGTTTGAACCCGTCGCGCCCATGCTGCGCGACATCCTGGAGCGCACCTTTGACGACCTGCTGACCGAGTGGGAAATCCCTTTCACCTTCCGCGTCAGCCCGCTGCCTGAATACACCCTCACCTTTGCCGAGGGGCAGCACACGATTCTGCTGCGCACCATGGAAACCTGGAACCGCATCCGGGGTCAGAACCTTTGCGCCATCGGCTTTGACGAGGCCGACACCGCCCCGCAACGTGTCGCCGAAAACGCAGCCCGCATGGCCTTGGCCCGTCTGCGTGCTGGCCACGTCCGCCAGTTCTATGCCGCCACCACACCGGAGGGCTTCGGCTGGGCCTACCAAACCTTCAAGCGCGATGCCAAAGACGACACGCGCCTGATTCAGGCCCGCACCGCAGACAACCCGCACCTGCCCGACGACTTCATCCCCAGCCTGATCGCCAACTACCCGGCCAACCTGATCCAGGCGTACCTGAATGGCGAGTTTGTCTCGCTGACCACCGGCACGGTCTACGACCGCTTCAACCGCAACCGCCACGTGGTGCCCATTGCCATTGAGGATGACGAGACGATCCTGATGGGCTGCGACTTCAACGTCGGCAACACCAATGCGGTGCTGGGTGTGCGCCGTGGCCGCGAGCTGTTCATTGTTGACGAGATCGCCGCCGCTCACGACACCGACGCATTGGGCAAGGAGCTGCGCCGCCGTCACCCCCAGGCGCGGGTGCTCGGCTACCCGGATGCCTCAGGCCGCAACCGCAGCACCAACAGCAGCCGCAGCGACATTGCCATCCTGCAGAGCTACGACATCAGCAACATGGCCCCGGCAGCTAACCCGCCCATCCGCGATCGGGTGGCTTCGGTGCAGGCGCTGCTGGAGAACGGCAACGGCGAAACCCGCCTGTGGATTGATCCGCGCTGCCGCAAGCTGATCGAGTGCCTGGAGCTGCAGAGCTACACCGACAAAGGTGAGCCCGACAAGCAGGCTGGCTACGACCACATGGTTGATGGACTGGGCTACATGTGCCACCGCCTGTTTGAGGTGGGTCGGCCAACGGCCGGGCGTGCTGTGCGCGGCGTGCGGCTGTACTAGCTCGACATAGCGTAGCCTATGGGCTAGTGTTCGGTAGTCGGAAGCGATGGGCAGCGCCCACCACCGACCACCACTGCATTGACCCCATGACCACCATCACTTGCGCAGCCGTGTGGCTGCTGCTGCCGCTGATTGTCCTGATCGGCGTGGCGCTCTGGCTCAGCGAGAGCCGCCACCAACGCATCCAACGCCTGCACCGCTCCGGCTACAGCCAGACCCGCATCGCCCAGCACCTCAACATCAGCCGTTATGCCGTGAGGAAAGCCCTGGCCTAGCGGAAACCTAGGCCAAAAGCGCGTGCATAATTTCGCCGCCAGCCTGAACAACCTGTCTCTCACCACTGTCGAAGAGCTGCAGGTTCACGATCCATCGCTGGCCTGGCAGCGCATGGAGCCACGCTGGCGGCTCATCGAGCAGCTTGGCCTTGGCACGCTCGGAATGCAGGCCGCTGGCAAGCGCTACCTGCCGCAGGAGCCCCGCGAAGACGACGAGGCCTACAGCGCCCGCCTGGCCCGCAGCGTGTGCCCGCCCTACATGCTGCGTCTGGAGCAGATGCTGGCCGGGATGCTGTGCCGCAAGCCGGTGCGCCTCGACAACGTGCCCGATCCGATCCAGGAGCACCTCTTTGACACAGACCTAGCCGGCAACGATCTCAACGCCTACCTGCAGGAGCTGGCCCGCACCTGCATCCGCTACGGGCATGTTGGCGTCCTGGTGGACTACCCACGCGGCGACGAGGGCGATGACACCCCGGTCACTGACTTCAGCCGGCCTTACTGGGTCAGCTACACGCCGCGTGACATCCTCGGCTGGCGCACTGATGTGATCGGCGGCAGCCAGAAGCTGACGCAGCTGCGCCTGCTGGAACGGGTCACTGTGCCCTACGGCGAGTTCGGCGAGGAAGTCTGCGAGCAGGTGCGCGTGCTGGAACCCGGCCGCTTCCGTCTGTTCCGCAAGCAGGCATCCAAGAGCCGCAACTGGGAGCTGATCAGCGAAGGCGCCACCACGCTTGACGAGATCCCCTTCGCCGTGGCCTATGCCAACCGCACCGGCCTGATGGAATCCACTCCGCCACTGGAGGAAGTGGCCTGGCTGAATCTCAAGGCCTACCGCGCCGAATCCGATCAGGCCAACATCCTCCACGTTGCAGCTGTCCCCCGCTACAACCTGTTCGGCGTGCCGGCTGAACTTGACGAGCTGGACGCTGGGCCAGCGTCAGCCATGGCGTTCCCGGTGGACGCACGCGCTGAGTTCAGCGAGCCCACCGGCACTAGCTATCAGGCCCGCTTCACCGAGTTGGATCGCATTGAAAAGCAGATTGCCGAGCTGGGTCTAGCTGCTGTGCTCGGTCAGAACATGACCAACCAGGCCGCCGAATCCAAGGCGATTGACCGCAGCCAGGGTGATGCTGCGCTGATGGCCGTGGCGCTGGGCCTGCAGAACCTGATTGATACCTGCCTGCGGTTTCATGCGGCCTACCTGAACCTGCCAACAGCGGGCAGCAGCATGGTCAACAACGACTTCGTGGCGCACAAGCTGGAGCCCTCGCATGTG